CAGAAAAATAGGGCTAAGCTTTAGAAATGCCAAAAGGAAACCCAAAAGGCGGACGCCCGCTTATTTTAATTGATTGGGAATCATTCGACAAGCTGTGTGCCCTACACTGCACGCTAGTTGAAATATCTGAATGGTTTAATTGCTCAGAAGATACCATTGAGCGCGCAGTTAAACGCGAGAAACTGCTCGGATTTGCGGAGTACTTTAAAAGAAAGTCAAGCAAGGGCAAAACTTCATTGCGTCGCGCACAGTATGAGCTAGCCATGAAAGGCAATTGCACTATGCTCATATGGTTAGGCAAACAACACCTAGAGCAGAGCGATAAGTACGAAGCCAAAGAAGAACTAAAAGTAGAGAACAAAGTAGTCTACACGTCTTCGTGGGGTTCTTCTAAAGAAGTTAAGAGTGATAAGTAAAGAGCTTAAACTTTATAGTCCACATTCAAAACAGTTAGAGTTTCACAACAGCCAAGCTAGATACAGAGTCGTGAGTTTCGGGCGTCAAAGTGGAAAGTCCACCGCGTGCTTAAACGAACTCATTGCAAAAGCTTGGAACAATCCCAACACTAGTTACTGGTTTATCTCGCCCACGTTTGATCAAGCGCGCGTTCAGTATCGGAGACTGATAGGCACACTGTGGGAATGTAACGCGGTACTGTTGAAAAATAATCAAACAGAGCTACGTGTAAAGTTTATAAATCAGTCTCAGATTCGTTTCGTGTCAGGTGAGCAAGGCCAAAACCTACGCGGCGAAACTCTGCATGGTGTTGTCATTGATGAGTACCGTGAACAACCACAAGACCTGTGGGGTATGGTCGTCCGTCCCATGATCACCACTACAGGCGGCTGGGCCGCAATGGTTTCCACTCCAAACGGGTTTGATGCATTCTATGACCTAGCTAAGCACGCACAAGAAGACACAACCGGCCAGTGGGCTTTTCTGTCCGCTGAGTCTATTTGCAATCCTCTGTTTACTTTAGATGAATACACAAGACTAAGAACTGAAATGAGCGAAGCCTTATTCGCTCAAGAAATTAGAGCAGAGTTTCGCGACCTCACACGCGGCAAGGTCTACTATAATTTTAGTCAAGCGAACGTTACGCCACACTGTCCCTGGAATATAGGCGAACGCTATTCACCCCTCTTGCCCATTATCGTCGGCATGGACTTTAACGTCGGAGTCATTGCATGGACACTTATGCAGGCTAGGGGCGACGATTTCTATATCTTCGATGAAATCAGTATAACAAATACCAATACTCAAGAAGCAATTGAGACCCTGATAGGACGGTATGGGAAACACGAGGCAGGGTTCACGATCATTGGAGACGCCACCGGCAACGCAAACAAGACTTCCGCTGTGGGTCAGACGGATTATACCATTATAGAGAGAGCTCTTAGACTTGCCGGGATTCAATTTCGCAACCTCACGCCGACCAGTAATCCACTTGTAAAAGATCGCGTTAACATTGTTAACTCACGACTTAAAGACGCGAATGGAGATATTCATTTGCGCGTTCATCCTGAATGTAAACGGCTCACTAAAGACTTGGAACGCGTCGTTTGGAAACAAGGCGCCGACAAAGCTATCCTTGATCAGGTCACTGATAAAACGCTAACTCACGCGTCCGACGCAATGGGCTACGTTGTTGCCGCGCTCTCACGATCTTACAGAACCCCTGTCAGTGGGTTGAAGGTCATTCATCGCATTTGAGCAATTCGTTTTGATCGTACATTCTGACCCTAGACAATGGTCAATCTATTCCGCAAACCTAAATATAAATCTTTTATTGAAGAACGTGACAAAGCCCTAGAGAAAATACTGCTCAACGCGCGCCTCGATATCTCACGCTTGCTTCATCAAGCTTTACAGAGATCAATAGAAGTTATTCTGTACCGAGTAACGGCACACACTGCGTACGGACACGGTCCAAGTAACGCAGGGAAAGACGTTGACCAACACTTAAGCCCCGTATTCAAGGAGTTCGCTTATCAAATATATTTACGTTCTATTCGTCTTCGTAGGTCTAGTTATATTCTGGCTATCAGTGCCGAGTACGAAGCTCTGGGACGCTTCACAGATACTAGAAGCCCACTCTATATTGATTCGTCGCGTCTCGATGAGGTGGCATTTTCAAAAAACAACAACGGCGAGGAACTCTTTCCACGCATTGAGATAGCACTCAGTCGCATCAAGCGCGACCTACTGGACGCAGTTGAACTCTCAGCACTGTATGGAGAAACTCAAGTAGAACTCATTGACCGGCTTAAGCTCGCTATGCCGAAAGTCATTGTGAACCGGAGACCTAAACGCACACTGAAACCTATTGCGAAGTTTCAAGAAGCTGAGAATAAAAACCCTTTAGGGCTGGACGCACTCAATATTGATCAAACGAGTGATTCCACTATTCAGTTTGTTGATGACAAGGATTGGAATCAAATGATTGAGGACTACAAAGGCGCAGAGTTGCCACCTATGCGTTTTTTCGATGAGCCTATAGATATCAGGGTAGGCGACAAAGATCTGACCTACGCATGGGAGTATGAGCAACACATCACCCATGACTTTGTCGAAAAGGTACGTGCAGGCGAAGTCACCGCGGCCAATGAGGCAGGTATTAAAGATTTCGTATGGGTTGCTATTGTCGACTCACACACAGACGACTGCTGCCTGGTTAGGGATGGGCATACCTCCTCCGAGATTGAGGAGTTGTTGAAAGCGGGTAAAATAGACGCAGATACCTGTGATGCTGTAACTGCGCCCGCGCATTATAATTGCAGGTGTCGTATGGCACCGATTGGAGACGAGTCTCCAACGAAACAAGAATTTGATTATAAGAGGTTTGAAGAATGGATGAACAGTTGAAAGAGTCTGACGTTACTGAAAATCAAACGAAGCAGAAAGTATCGCGGGCCAGGGTCTTGCAATCTCGTATCAAGTTCGATGAAAAAACATACGAGTATGATGATTCATTTGTGCCAGCTGATACCGCAAACCCTATGGAAGTCCATACAACTTTTGAAATGCTTGAGAGTCTTCAGAGAGATAAGAATATAACCCTAGACGCTAAGGTCATCGGAGTGAATTCACACGGTGAGCAATCTATGCGCACCCTTAATAAAGAGGAGTTCATCACAGCGTTCAGAGAGAACGAATCATTTGACGGCTCTATCGATGGCTCTAGTTCGAACATTGTCGGCGGCAGTGATTTTATCCCATTGCTTGGCGGACCATTTTATAAAAATTTGTACTACTACGACAATATCAGAATGCACTCTCAAGCATTCTATGCTTGGAACCACGACCCTATTGGCAAAGCGATTGTAAATATCACGAAAAACTTTACGCTCGGCAAAGGCTTTAAAGTAGTCTCTAAAAATAAGAAAGCCATGGCAATGTGGGAGGCGTTCGCTAAAGCTAACAACATAGAAGAACAGATTGACTATCTGAGTGATGAACTTGCTATCTATGGCGAGGTTATGTTGTGGTGGTTGCCCGGCAAAGAAACATTTATAACCTACGATCTGAAAAAATCAGAGATCCCAACCGGAATTATTCCTAGAGTTCGTTTGATTGACGTGAGTTGTATCACCGAGATCGTTACCTATCCGGAAGATATCACGCATAAACTGTTTTATGTTTGGCTAGCTCCTACCCAAATGCAAATGTACACACAAGCGGACCAACTAAAAGGCATCCCGCCACAGCCTTCGATGAAATATATATATCGTCAAATTCCCGCCGATCAGATTGACCATGTGAAAATTAATTGTGTATCGAATGAAAAGCGTGGACGTTCAGACTTCTATCCCGTTCTAGGATACATGAAACGATTGCGTGACTCAGTTGAGTATTCAATGATTGCCCAGCAAAAGCAAAGCGCATGGGCTATTGACACAACTATTATCGGAGATCAAACCGATATAGATAATTATGTTCAATCTCAGAATGCTTTAGGCGCGAAAGCTCCGGCCGGTTCCGAGTTCGTTCATTCAGATCAAGTCAAACGCGAGTTTTTATCAAACCAGGCTGGGCACTCAGGACAGCACGAATCGTTCGAGTGGAATCTGTCAATGATCGCAGCTGGCGTTCAAATGCCTGTATCGTACTTAGGTACTCACTTAAGCGGTGGGCAAACTATTGGTTCATCAGTGATAGCTACTGAGCCAGTTGTTAAGAAGTTCGAAATGCGTCAACAAGTGCTCCGAAAGTCCATCATACAAATGTGGGGACGGGTCATGAAGTGGGCAAATATTCAAGCAGACTGCGAAATTATATTTCCCGAAATTTACACTCAAGACCGATCATCAAAGCTTAAGGACTTAGGTATTGCAGGCGCACAGGGCTGGCTATCAAAGCGCCGAATCGCCGAGATGGCAGCCAAAGAGTTTGGCATCATAGACTATGACTACGATTCAGAATCACAGGAGATCACACAAGCGGGCGGCACAGACGAAATTGAGGTCAACCCCTTGACTGGCGCTCCGAAAGTCGCGTCCACGGACTCCTCAAACCGACTTAACGCACAAGACAAGAAGGATATCAAAAATGAACGCTCATGATGAAGTGATGAAAGATATCGTGGAGGACCCTAAGAAATACGGTGCTCCCTCCTTTGAGGATTTCTGTAAAGACCCGGACTCTTATACAAAAGCCCTCGACGACGTTTTAGCAGCCACAGATGACAGTCTTAAATCACATCGACAATTATTAAGAAGGCAGAAATACTTTTACGAAGGGTATGAGTGCAGAACGTTGGAAGAGGTTGAGAAATGCGCTTTGAACGACGGCATCAACACGAAAGAGGATCTCGACTGTCTACCTCAATGGGTTGACGTTGTAGGCGGAGAGTTTGATCTTTACGTAAAGTTTCAGAGAAAAGCTAAAGTGGGGGTTTAAATGGAAAAGCCATTATACAAGACTGTTGAGGCGTTCTCTAAAATGGGGGGGCAGGCTAAGAAAGAAGCGTCTAAAAAAGCGGGGCCATCTAATCCTAATGGCGGGATTCTAACAATGCCTATGTGGTTATTTGGAGGGCTTGAATATTCAGCTACGCCTAAGCCCGACGCGCCCCCCCAGCAAGAACCATCAGTAGACGATGCTGATGCAATCGCTCAAATACTCCTACTGGATGCTCCGACAATGAACGGTGCAACACTACTCAACGCACTCAAAGCCAAGGGCATTAGACTAGTGAAAGAAGCTGAGGGTTCTTCGCACGTTGCACTGCTACGGGATCAGAAAAAAGAGTCACAAAAGAGCCTTAAAATGCTCTCTAAGTTCATGGAGTCGAAGGGTGTCGAAAAAGATATCCTAGGTCAGTCACGCTTTAAGGTGTGCCTCATTCAGGAGGGCATGGGCAATCTGTCAGACCGTTTTTACTATTCAAAGGCAGCAATCGAAAGCGGCGTGCGTGTGTTTGAAGGTAAAAAGTTTTATGCCGATCACCCATCTAAGTTAGACGAGCAAATCAGACCCGAGCGATCTGTTAGGGATATCATTGGGCACTTTGAGAACCTAAGTGTCGAAGAGTCCGCTGATGGGCTCACAATGCTAGTGGGTGACGCAATTGTTATGCCTGACGCTGATTTCAATTGGGCGCGAGCACTCATGCGGGACTCTCTTGCATACTCAACTAAGTACCCCACGCAGGATCTTGTGGGGCTCTCAATCAATGCCGACGGCTCAGCACGCGAAGTACCATTTGAGGAGTTCTTGCAAACCTATACAATACCAGAAAGCGCACAGACAAAGATTAAGGACGCTTTGGGAGATAGTTCATCTGTTAAGGTAGTGACCTCCTTCACAGAAGCCGTTTCATGCGATTTGGTAACGACCGCTGGAGCAGGAGGAAGGGTCATAGCGTTTTTAGAAAACAGAAAGGGAAGACAATGGAAAAGAAAGAATTGAAAAAAGAAGCCGATGCTCAAAAAGCAGAGGGCCACGAAGACAAAGCTGACGATATGGAGCTTATCAAAAAGATGCTAGCCGAGTATCTCGGGGAAGAAGACGCGGCTCATGAAGAAATTCAAGAGCACGCTAAAGAGGCATACGAAGCTCATAAGGAAATGGGCAAAGAGTCTGAAGAGGCTTTAAAGTGTGCTGGCGAAGCTATGAAGCTTGCTAAACATTTATCTAAGAAGAAAAAAGAATCAGAAG